ATTAATGGAAAGATCGTTGTTAATAGGAACCGCCGATATGTAGGATAGGCACGTGTGAGCCTTTGAGAGAAGCGTTTGTAGCAGGATTGGAGCACTTTCGGGTAGTGTACCAAAACGTTTTTCGGCCATCGTAGTGTATAGTTGATAGGCATTGTACGAAGCGTGTCGAATAGTGCATCTCCGAACATGTCTGAGTTCAATATCCGGGGCTGCAACAAGGCACACAAAATCAAATGCATCTTCTAAACTTTCCATTATCATATCGTCATTTATAATTGCAAAATCGGGATCTCCAACTGTTATACGAACGCTGTTTATAAGTGGCTGAATATCCAGAGTATAACTCACCATGTTCAGAAGTAGAAGTTTCCTTTATTTATTAGCAAGCAAAATATTCTATGTGCGAAGAATGATTAACAATACTGCATTACTTAAAAAAGAAGAAATAAACTTGGTAGTTTATCTCTTTAAACTACTTCAGTCTGAAACCGTGTTTATTCTCAGTATACGGTCATTAGTGGTTTGCCTGGTAAAGTTCTGCGGGCGAACTGAAGTTTTATAGTACTGAGTCACTAAGTATGAGTCAGATCCTTCGTCTTCATCACGAACGTATGCAACGGTTGGAATCTTTCCACCGGTATACGAGTAGTGAATTGCAGTCTGCGGGCCAGGAATAACACAAAGTGCAGAATTCTGATCGTTGAGTTTCCGTGATCCCTTGAATGTGAACCCGAGCTTCTGAGTAACCCATGAATCGGCTGCTTCAACTCTCATACGACCCATGTTTCCACCGGATGTACCATGGTCGCGGAACATTTCCGGAAGTTTAAGGCGTCCAATTAACTTAAGCGGATAATAGACAACCATGTGTTTGAGTTCGTCTTCTGTGACGTTAGTGTCGGCTTTATCGAACATTTCTTCGACTAAGTTGGCAATATCACCGAGAACGTCGGCCGCGTCATTGTTCCACTTAACGGTTGCAGTCTTTTCTGTTCCAACACCGTTCCAGAGAGCGGTAAGGATTTCGTTATCACGGGCAATCGCCATACCGCGGGCAACTGCATCAATTGCATAGTTCCACTGGGTAGGTTCGTCGTTTCTGACCTTGGATTCATCATCTATCATCAGTTTTGAACGGTACTTGTTCATCGTGAAATACATGTTGAAGTAACCAAGTTTCTGATACTCACCGGTTGAACCTTCGGTAATTTCGAAAGTTGGCAGAGTATAATCTTTCGGGAATTTGAGCACTTTATCGAGAGCGTCAGTATCTTCCATTACAACTGCGTCCATAAATTCGACGTAGCTAATAGTTTTAAACCAAACTCGCTCTGCGATTAAGTCTTTCTGGAGTGCGTCATATGTCCTTCCATCGGAAGTATATATACCAGTCTGATAATTCATATTCATTTTAAATCACCTTATTTTGTGTACTGGTCAACAATGCGCACCTTTACGCAAATTGCTCCTGCTAATCCTGTAGAATTATCTGCAGCAAGTTCTGCTATTCCGAACACGGTATCTCCCGACGTTGCAGTATTAATGAACCCGAGTGTTCCACTTGAGAGTTCGGCATTAATTGCAATGCTTGTTGAGGCAGCAACGGGCATACCAACAAGATCGCCAGCGTTCATTGGATAGACGGTTATTTTTGCAAATTTTTCCTCGTCGGTTGCGTAGCCGCTAACGTTTAAGTCGGCGTCAAGTGGCCGGAAGGCGACGGCAGCTCCAGGAAGCTGATCGGTTCTTGCAGTAGTCATCCATGCCCAACCTTTCGGGGCGTGTCCATCGCCACACGGGATTGCTACAAGATAGTCATCTGCAGACGCATCATATGCTTTGGATGACGCAAATTCGAGCGGCATACCGGCATATTTTAACTGGTAGGGCGTTTTATACGGAAAACTGCCTCTTCCTATAAGACCGGGGTTGACGGTATAGGTTGAAGTGATTCCGATCTGCCCAATCTGTGGGTTAATCATTTTATGTTACCTTTTTACATTGGAGAAATTTTCATTTTATTCGAAAGCCATTCGAGCTCGTCTGGCGGAATATTTCCCATTACGAGCGGTCCTGCCAACTCTGTAATGGTTATAGGCTTCTTTCCGGAATTCTTGCCTCCCTCAGTTCCTAGTGGAACCGTTTGCGATGAGTTCATCGGCGCTGTCTTAACGAGTGTTACTTTTATTGCGTCGAGCGTGTCTATCTTGGACCGGGTATCTTTTAGATGAGCAACGAGTTTTTCTGGGTTTTCCTGCCCGAGAGATCGGAGTTCAGCAAGTTTAGACGTGTATGCTGCTTTTTCTTCTTTGTCTATCTGGGTTTTAAATGCCTGATTTTCTGCTCTTAACTGTGCCAGTTGTTCAATCCATTCATTGGATATTCCAGCAGGCGGTTCTGGATCTGCAGCTGGAGGTGCAACAGCGGGTGGCTGATCAGCCGATCTTAAGGTCGCGATTTCCTGCTGCATTGCCTCAAGTTGATTACTGAATTTTGCAACAACACCTTCCGCAATTGAAGACGCGATATTTGCAAGCAGGTTCGGATCGAGTGCCGGTGACGCTGGTTCGGTTCTTGGCTGTTCAGTATTGAATGTGTTAACTGGAACCTGTTGACCCTGAATATTCACGGTCGGGATAGGTGGTTCTGGCGTAGTATTTGTTGGAGGAGTATCTACCATTGAAGTGACCTCTGGAGCAGAAAAGGCAAACCGAGTAATATTTAGGTCTGTATGGGCCATCGCAGGATTCGGAACGAGTGCGAGTCTGGAAATTTTTTGATTGGCAACATTACCATTTGGATATTCTATAACCGGGGATACAGAAGTGTAACCCATTGTAAGGGCTTCTTTTACTCGGTCTGTGTTAAAAACGGCTCCTTTATGTTCTATACCGGTGCCATTTTCAGCAAAATCAGTAGCATATCCTACTGGTTCCTGGTAGCCATCATCATGTAAAATTACAAACGGCAAACTCGAATCGATATGCTCAAATAAAATCCTGGCATCTTCCGGAGTAATAGTAACTTTGTGACCATTTTTAGAGATCCAGTTACCTACCTCAAGGATATTGCCTTCGGTTTTAAGAACATCGCCTACGGTTTTCCAATTCGCGATTTCTGCCATCGGAAAACAGGTGATTCTTTACTGTATATAAAGAAGTTTAAGTAAAAGAGTTTACAAAAAGAGTTATTGGTTGAGTACACCTTTACTTACTGCGTCTGCGGAATCAGTGCCCTGAGTTGATGCAGATTTAAAGGTAGTTGGATGATTTACTTTTCCATCGGATCTGCCACCAGTTACTCCACCGAAATTAGATTTAACCGATACTATTTCTTTTTGAGCATCAGTTTCAAGTTTCTTTTGGGCTTCTGGCGAGAGTTCGTCTATAGAATGGACAATAGACACGTTTCCGGCTGTTACGAGTCCTTCATCCTTTACCTGTTGTTCAGTTAATGGAGCGTGTTCTGACTCTTCCCGAATTTCTGTCGGAGTAAAGATTCCAATGTCCTTCATTAACTGTGCAACTTTTAATTGTTCGAGTCGCGAAGATGCTACCTCAAATCCAATCTTAATATCCAAGTGGTTTACTGGGTACTCTGGGTTTATTTGAAGGAGTCTTTCTCGCATGTTATCGAGAATGACACGAGAGATTCGCTTTGCTATCTGTTCGATTCTAAGGGAGGCACCAGAGGCCACGATTAGTTCGCTAGCGTATGATCCATCTGATAATCCTCGGATAACTGATGGCGGCATGCCAAGACCGTCCCAAACTGATGCGTTTATCTGGTTTAACAGATTGCTTGCATCCATATAGGCATTTCCAACATGCTCTAGGTTTTGAATTGTAACATTGCTCGATGTAACGTATTTTTGGTCCGGCGCATCGGTTTGGAGACCTTTTGCATAGCCTGCAATAAATGACTTAATTGCCTTATCGGCGGCCTTTCGCTTCTGTATTGGAGTCCCCGGAAACAGGGCCAAATTAAATGCATCAGCATTAACAATATGGTGCTCGCGCGGTACATTTGCCCATCGCCACAATGTCTCAATTATATATACCTGCCGTTTCATCCATACTGGTATAATCACGCGATGGATTGGTGAAATGCTGTAAATACCGTAAGTCTGTCGCGTTTTAATATCCCGAATATTAAGTGGCACGTCACTTAATTTTAAATGAATAAACTTTCCTTTTTCAAAGATTGTCTGGGTGTTAAGAAGCCGCTCATCTATTACAAGATAGTTTTCGTCGGTTATAATGGTGTTTGGATTAACATTGGCATCTATGCGCGTTAAGTCGTCGATTATAGTAATTCGGTTATTTGGAAGCAAACTCAACGATAAATCATCATGCTTTTCAAGATAAACTTCGCCATGGAGATACATAATTGATGCCCATGTTTCAAATGTAGATGGGATGTCAATATTTCTGGCAATCTCGTTTGCTACGTCAAGCATCTCGTTGCGAAGTGTGTGCTTTCCAAGCAAAGCCCGAAGATCTGGATCTAGTTCACCAGAGTATGACTCATCACTAATATAGTTATATAAGTCTTTTGGAATATGATCGAATTGAGCATCATCTATTAACATAAAATATCTATATGATGATCGAACCATTTCTGCAACCTTATTTACTACGGCAGCAACTTCAGGTTCCCATATAAATAACTGTTCGTAAATATCTCTCTCGTTTAACTCGTCAAAATTAGTCAGGCCAATAAGAAAGTTGGATAACGTAGAAGTAATGCTACTCGATGAAGTGGCTAATCCACCGGCTACACTTTCGCTTATTCCAGTATCTTGTGATTTTGTGCGGTAATATGTTGCAGGAAGTCCCACGCTTTTAAACGGGCCACCAGTATCTTTATTGCTATAAAAGGAGGATGGCCCGGAAAACATCTCCTTTAATGTATCTATAACTTTCATGATTTTAGATATACGACTATGGATTCGGCCCACGTCTTGATTCGCTGTTGTTCTGTAGGACTTAAACTACTGATATCTTCTCCATGCGCGTGACAAATCATCTCTGCCACGTTTTCTATTTTGTCGTTCATATATAATTAGCAATATAATGAACCCCTATAAAAAGTTTATACGTAGAAGTCAACATAATCGTCATCGTCGCCAAATAACGAAACGTCTCCACCACTACATACTGCTGCTAATCCAACCGGCGTAAGTAACCCATAGTCTTCGTCCTGATAATCTTCTAAATACCATATACAATTTGCTACAGTATCCGCTGTATCTTTGCTGCCGTTCCATGGGTGCTCACATTTGGCTTTTCCGCCTGTCATAATTTTAATGAAGAGCTGGTTACATTGCTCTTTAAGATCCTCGTCGTATACAACGCGAAGTTTCGTGCGAGTCATGTTTTCCTGCATTTCTCGCCAGCGATCATAATCTTCTTTAGCGACTATGTGTTTAATTGGATCAATTCCTACTTCGTACTGAACGGATTCTAATATTTCAGGATACATATGAACATCATAAATAAATGCGTAGACGTTCAGGTTTTTGATTGTGTCAATAATAAACCGTCTAATATCAGATGGAAGAATTAGTGAATCGAGATCTCCCATCTTTTGGAATTTGGTAACCCCGTCAATAATAACTGTTTCTAATTTAGTTTCAGTATCTATTCCCTTGTACCCGCACGATATTCCAAAACTATCATTTTTATATGCGGGATCTATTGACATAACTCGCGGAATTTGTTTTATTGCATCTGGTAATGTTGCATAATCACATTCTAGCACGTTTAATATGGTATTGTCTAGTGATATGCCTTCGGGGAACTGCAGACCCGATGACATTTGCGGTTCGTTTGCAAAGTCGCGCAAAAATCGCGCCCGATCACCTTCACAAGTTTCCATTAAATATTCTTTAGTAACGGTTGGATTGAACTCCCATGTCTTGTACATGTAGGTTTTTGCAAGCCGGTGCTTTTCCTGTTTCTGGAACTGGTTATGCACGTTCATCATTCGGCCATTCTGTGACTGAAGCGATGATAGAACGACGATTTTACCGTCACGTCCAAAAGTTTCAGTAGAATTGCACAACTTCGTAAAAACCTGTTCTGCGTCGATCAACTTGTCAGAATCTGGAAAATAATCATACTCGTCGGCTACAAATATTTTATTTGTGTAGCCAGCAAGAGACGAAGCTTTTGCAGCCATAACCTGAGCCAGGAAGTTTTTATTTGGCTCTTCCATATCAAAGGTATTTATGACTAAATCCGGGAAATTAAGTTCAAACCAGTCGTTCCCCTTAATTAAACTAGTCATACTGCAAAACACACCGTCCTTTGCCTGTTTCATAGTAGGACAAAGGCAGGTTGCAGAAATTTTCGATCCTTTACCAGATTTTCCAGTCATTAACCCGAAGTGCTGAGCAGGATTTGGCCAGGATATAACTTCGACAATTTCATAGGCCATTATAGTAGCCGTAAGTGTGGTCTTTGAAGAGTTATGAGATAAAATTCCATTTGCTACATAGCAGTTACCTTCTGGAACGTACAAGTCATACATATCTTGTAATTCTTCGCACTTTGTAACTGATTTAACTTCTAAATAGATTCGATTCGGATCTAATAATCGATCTATAACCGCGGATCCACCTTTGTACAAATCTACAAACTTGTCAATTTCAAAAGTTTTAGCATTTCCATATAGTATTGGATGTAGCCTATTGTCGTGTTTAAAATACTCGCGCAGTAACTTTATAGATAATGGCACACTACGAGATCTATACCTTTTAGCAACCTGTGAAAAATAACACGACTCAAGGTTTTCTTGCTTCTGATTAGAAATAAGTGTTATAGTTTTATAAAAATAAATTATTTCTTGTCCGATCACATCAACTGTATAAGTATTATGACTGAGTTTATCACGAGAGTTAAACTTAACAGATTTACTAATTGAGATCGATGACAATATACCAAGATCTAGTAACATGTTCTGGATTTCGTATGCTAACTTACGTGATACTGTTGTAGATGTTACACGACACTTCCTATAGTTTCCAGACTTGGTTTCGTATGCATTACCATCACAAGAAAAATAACCCGATAGATATGCAACTTTTAATTCATGTGTTCCAGATCTAATGCATTGCGGAATTGTCTTTGTGTGAGAGTTTTGGTAATCTAATCCTAAGCATTTTAAAAAGTGCTGGATTTGTTCACTATAAAAATTAATCTGTCTTACTACATTCGAATGCGAGGAACGCTTAACTGCTACTTTAATATTAAATTGTGACTTTAAACACGCAAGATAATAATTGAGAAGAGAAGAATCGCCTTTTGTAAAATTTATATGCTCAATGCTAGCAATAAAACTGTCTGCAGTTAGTATGCCCATTAATGCTGCTATTTCTGGTGTTATTTTAATGGGTAACGAATAATTTGTTTTATTCTCGTTGTTAAACGATAGTATATTGGATTTAATTTCATCAGTAATAGTATCTGATC